ATAGTTTTGTTCTAAAAACGCTCCTTATTGGGGCGTTTTTTGTTACAAAACAATAAAAATCAGTTATAATAGTATGTGGATATTCAATTTAACTGCGCCTTATCAATTTCGTTGCATTCCGAGAGGCTATAATAGTGGCGTAATCACGTTTTTTTTACGTGACGAGACCAAAGATATTACTCACGAAATTGCCGTCACTGGCGTTTACTACCAAAACAACGTTTTAATATTAGTTTTTAGCGTGCCAATCATGACCGAGGGGCAATCGTTTGAGGTTACAATCAACGAGGATGACAATTTAATTTATAGAGGCAAGGCATACGCAACGTCACAAACCGACTTAGAGAATTTTGAACTCAATAAAGGAGTTTTAAAAGTATAATTTATGGAAAAATTACAAATTATAAACCTATCGAATTACATACGCCCCGAGATTAAAGAGGTAAGCGGTAAAAAGTGGGTATTAAATGGAGACAAAAACTCGTTTTATCAAGTCATAATTGACGCCTATAACGGATCGCCTACAAATTCGGCTATCATTGACAGTTATTCGCAGTTTATTTATGGTAAAGGATTGACCTCAAAAGACAAAGCACGCAAGCCAAGCGAATGGGCCGCGATTATATCTCTATTGTCTAAAAAAGATTTGCGTAAAATATGCAAGGATTTCGAGATGTTTGGCGAGGCTTCAATCGAAATAAAATATGTAAACGGCAAAATACAACGTTGCTTTCACGTAGCCAAACAACGAATTGCTCCCGAAGTTGCAAACGAGGAGGGCGATATAACAGGATATTATTATAGCTACGACTTTTCAAACGTAAACAAATACAAGCCCGAGCGCATGGACGCGTTTGGTTTTGGCGATGGCATGGGCGAACGCTCCGAGATTTATATTATTCGCGACTACCAGGTGGGGCAGTTCTACTATTCCAATCCAAGTTACGTGAGTGGAATTAGTTGGGCGCGAATGGAGGAGGAAATTAGTAACTACTCAATTAATCATATTCAAAACGGATTGAGCTTTGGCCACATAATTAATATGAACGCTGGAGTGCAAGAGTCAATCGAAACAATCCAAGAGAATACACGCCAAATCCGTAACCACTTAACAGGATCACAAAACGCGGGCGCATTCTTTTTAAATTGGAACGATAACAAAGATAGCGAAATCACAATCTCCGCTTTGGAGGTTAGCGATGCGCATCAACAATATGCATATTTGAGCGAAGAGTCAAGACAGCAAATTTGCACGGCTCACAAATTGACGTCTCAAATGCTCGTGGGGATTTCGTCCTCAAAGGGGTTTAGCTCAACTGCTGACGAAATTAGAGTAGGTTTTGAGGAGTTAATGATAAATGTAATTAGACCAAAGCAAGAGATAATCCTCGACGGATTGATGGAGATTTTTGCTGTTAACGGAATCACTTTGGACTTACAATTTGAAAGTTTGAGAGCTGAGGATTTAGCTATTGCAGACCCAGCAAATGCGCAAACTGCTATCGGCTCAAACGACGCGGCCGTTTCATACAACGGAGCGCAAATATCGTCAGCGATTGATATATTTGCAAAAGTTCGCGAGGGTATTTTAACAACCGAGCAAGCGATTGTTTTCTTAGTTCAATTCTTAAACATTCCAGCTCAAGTGGCCCAAGCGTTATTCAATCCGCAACAGGCCGCAGCGGTTACGCAATTAAGTCAACACGTTTGTTGCTCAAAAGATGACAACGGATTGTCGGAAGTTGCAGACGCGCTTATTGAGATGGGCGAAATTGTAGACGAGGACGAGTGGGTTGAGGTTGACGCTATACCAGTGCGAGGCGATTTAGAGATTAACGAAATAACTTTGAATTTAGCCAAGTCGTTTGCAAGTTTCCCAAACGTGACAAGCGAACAGGATACTATGCTTTTTAAAATACGCTATACATACGAGGGCCGCTTAGGTGCCGAGCGTGACTTTTGCCAAAAAATGGTAAGCGCAGGGCGTACCTATCGCAAAGAGGACATCACTATTGCAGGCTCCAAAGGCGTGAATAAAGGATTTGGCCCACAAGGCGCAGACGATTATAGCATTTGGCTCTATAAAGGAGGCGTAAATTGCAATCATTTTTGGATGAGAAAAATATATTTGCGTCGAAATAACAAACAAATAAGCGTAAACGAGGCACGAAAAATGATTTTAGACCTTGATCCTGCCGACCGACCAATGGCACAATGGCAACAAAACGAGCCACAAGTTGCACAAACCGCGTCTGAGTCAAACAATTTTTGGTCACTAACTCCAAACTATCGTCAATAATGGCAACTATTATACTTTTAAAAGAAAACGAACTCACTAAAAACACCCTACTCGGGGGCAATATCGACATCGACCTTTACATTCCTTGTATTGCAGACGCGCAACGCACACGATTGGAGGAGATTTTAGGCGAAACATTGTACGATAAGATTTGCGATGACTTCGATAACGACGATTTAATCGACGATTACTTGATTTTGTACGAAGATTACATCAAACCATTTTTAATCGCTGCAAGCGCGGTAGAATACCTCCTAATCGGGGCTTATAAAGTAAACAACAACGGTATATTTAAGTCGCAACCTGATAACTCGGTGGCGATTGACAAAACCGAGGTTGACTATTTGGTCAACAATATGCGATTAAAATCGGAGATGTATCAAGACCGCATGTTGCGCTGGCTTAATAAGTTCCATTTACCTGAGTATGTAAGCAATTCCAATAATATCGTCAACCCTTTGCGTTCACGTTTGATTTGTGGCAAATGGTGGCTTGATCGACCTTACTAAAATATGAGAAAAGTAGACAAACGAACTGAGGAGAACATCAAAAAATTAAAACTATTTTTAAAAAATGGCATCGACATTAAATTTCACGACCAAAAGAGGGGACACGTTCAAACAAACGGACTTCCAAATAAACGTTAACGACGTAGCTCTCAACCTTACAGGCGCAGACGTTAAAATGCAGCTAAGAAAAGAGCCAGGGGGAGTGGTTGCCCTTGAGGTGCCAATCACTATTTTTGACGCGGTTAACGGCGAGTTTTGTATTGACGAGCAAATCATAGATATTCAAGCCTGCTCGTATCGATACGATATACAAATCACTCAAGCGAGTGGCGAGGTTGATACTTGGATAAGTGGACTCTTTACAATAACCGACGACATCACACGATAAGCATGGCTGACAATGTAAATATAATAGTACAAGACACAATCAACGACATCGTCGTAAATGCAGCCGTTATAGTTGAGACAATCGACATTAACGTGCAAGCTGCGGTCGACGAGGTGCAAATTATAGCCAACCCCAATAACTACGTTGTAAATATCAACCGCATAATTGGCGAGCAAGTACAAAGCGATTGGGATCAAGCGGACGACCAAGCTCCCGACTACATAAAAAACAAACCGAGCATTCCGACCTTAACGAGCGATTTAACAAACGACGGCGAGGATGGCATTAATCCGTTTATAACGGCTGCCGATGTAACGCCTCAAGTGAATTCGGATTGGGACGCAACTAGCGGCGTGGCTGAGATTTTAAACAAGCCGACAATACCTGCGGCAGTTACAAAAACAAGCGACCTAACTAACGATGGCGAAGATGGTATTAATCCGTTTATAACGGCTGCCGATATTCCCGCTGCGGTTACTTCGGTAGGGTTGACAATGCCTTCAGCGTTTAGCGTAGCAAATAGTCCAATCACAAGCGCAGGTACTTTGGAAGTTACAGGTGCGGGCCTTGTTAGTCAATACGTGCGAGGCGATGGCTCACTTGCAAACTTCCCTACATCAACAGGTGGAGGGTCGTCTTTGGCTTTTTATTTAAACGGCTCAGTTTCGCAAGGCACTTTTGGCGGTGTTGCATTTAAAGAGATGGACCGAACTCCGATATTAGGAGCAGGGACTGATTTTACAATTGCAGCAAACGGATATATTCAAAGTTTTATAACTGACGCAAACGTTCCTAATTTATTGGAAATTCCTGCGGGTAATTGGAATTTTGAAACCTATTTTAGTTCGTCAAGTAATGGCGGTTCGCCTTCATTTTACGTTGAGTTATACAAATGGGATGGAACGACTTTATCTTTGATAGCGTCAAACTCAGCAAATCCCGAAGGCATTACAAACGGAACGGCAACACATCTTTATCTTAGTGCATTACCTGTGCCACAAACAACCTTAGCTTTAACCGATAGGTTGGCGGTAAGAATATATGTAAACAATTCGGGCCGTACAATTAAACTACATACTGAAAACGGACACCTTTGCGAAGTCATTACAACATTTTCGACAGGATTAACTGCGCTAAACGGATTGACTGCGCAAGTGCAATCATTTGCAACAGGCACAAGCGGAACGGACTTTGCTATAAGTTCAACAACTGCAACGCACACATTTAATCTTCCAACGGCTTCGGCTGCAAATCGTGGAGCTTTATCGTCTACGGATTGGAGTACATTTAACGGCAAATTTACACTTCCCGCACTAACAAGCGGCAGCGTTTTATTTTCAAATGGCACGACAATAGCGCAAGACAATGCAAACCTATTTTGGGATGACACGAATAATCGCTTAGGGATTGGAATAGCAGTACCTAGCAATAAACTTCACGTATCTGCAGACACAAATAGTATTATAGGTCTTGGACGTTTTGAAAATACAAATGTAGGAACTGCAGTACAATCAAGAATTCAATTAGTTTCTGGAACCGCAAGCGCACAGTTTGGATTGTTTGGCTCAGGACACTCCACTAACCCACGTTTATTTAGAATAAGTGGTTCTAGCGACGGTGGGGATATGTATTTAGCAACAGGGGGAATTGATAGATTTGCTATTACCATAGGAGGCAACGTACTAATAAACACCACAACCGACGCAGGTTATAAATTAGACGTAAACGGCACGGCGAGGGTGCAAAACCAACTTACTACAACGGGTTCAATTACAGCCGCAAGCGCTATTGCAAGGGGTGTGTATATGAATCAAACTTTAGTAGCCGCTGCAAATAGTGATATTTTAGTAGGTTTAGATATTGCTCCAACATTTACAAACGGCTCTTTTACAGGAGTTAAAAATTATTCAATTAGAGTTCCAAATGGTAGTCAAATAGCAACAGCAGGGGCAGCAAGTTATTCTTTATATTTAGCAGCAAGTGAAACTGCCTTAAATGCTCCATCGGGTATATTACAATTTCAAATTGCTACTTTGAATGTAGGAAGGTTTTTTTCAAGCGGAAATTTAACACTTCAAAATGGAGGAACTTTTACCGACGCAGGCTTTCGATTAGACGTAAACGGCACGGTTAGAATTAAGGCGCAAGGTGCTTTATCAACTGACATAGCTTTTAGAGTTCGTAATAGTGCTGATACTACTAATTTATTTAATGTAAATGGAAATGGAAGGTCAGAAATAAATGGTTCATTAAGAATAATATCAACTCCTTCAGCTGGTAACATAATAAGACCAGATGATGTTGGTACTGCTTTTCAATTTGGTAATGGCGTAAATACTGCTTACGGAGAATTTAGGTTTAAAGATGCAGGAGGTACTGATTTAGCAAGAATTACGACGACGGGAAGCTTTAGCATTGGGGCAAATGCACCAAATACAAGTGCTAAATTAGATATTCAATCTACAACTCAAGGTTTCCTACCACCAAGAATGACAAACGCACAAAGGCTAGCAATAGCAACTCCTGCAATTGGATTAATGGTATATTGCACCGATGTAGTTGAAGGCTTATATATAAACAAATCCACAGGGTGGACATTCATAATTTAACAAATAAAAAAATGGCACAAATTCAACCGATT